TAATAGGCTTTCTCTATTATTAATACTTTTATTAATACTTTTTTAAAAAATAACGGTTAATCGGTTGCATTATATAAAAATAGTATAAAAAAGTCAGTATTATCAAGGGTTTAAGGGTGCAACCGTTCTTTCGATTTATCGGTTGCATATCGGTTGCATGCAACCGTTCTTCTTAAAAAGTGCAACCGATGCAACCGATAGAATTTTAAAATGCAACCGATCTATTTTTCTTTAATTCGCTTAAATCCTTTAGTATTTTTTCCACCAATTCTGAACTGACCTTTTTCCCAACCAGGGTGATTATCCATAATCATATTGATTTTAGTTGATAACTTTTTGTCATTTGAATTTCTCATAAAGAGGTTATACATCATCTCACGAGTTGAGACTTTTTCCAGTTTTTTAGTACCAGCTTCAAACTCACTACTGTTATCAAAATACTTACTTGTATACTGATGTTGTTGCTGAATTGACCAACTTGACCAATTATCAGGAATAGGCATTTCCAAATATTCAAGTACTTGTAATTCAACTTCATCACGATACATGAATTTCTCACGATAGATTTCTAATCGTTCTTCAGTTTCTTTATCAAACATCAAATCAGCACCAGCTTTATAGATTGTGACAGCCTCGCCCCAAATTTGTTCGACTGTTTCAGGTTCGATTTCCATAGGGTGTTTCTTCTGTCTGCTAATATCTGCCATGACAGATAAGAACCTACGTTCTCCAGTTTTGTCTTTTAAGTATTCCTTCTGATTCGTTGTTCGTGCTAGTACAAAATTTTTAGCAAATTCCTCAGTACGCTTCATGTAAGGTTTACGAAAACGTAAGCTTGTTTTTGAGATAAATGCTTTTGTTTCAGCAAAACTCATTCGGTTACTAGCAACCATTTCATCATCATTGACGATTAATGCCTTTAACATGATGTCGTAGTTATCTTTATTTGCAAAATCTGTGACAGCATCGGTATACCACTCACCACCTAATTTTTGGAGAAGAGAGGTTTTACCAACGCCTTGACCACCTACGAGATCTAAAACATAATCAAATTTAGCGTAAGGCTCGTATACTTTAGCAACTGCTCCAACCAACCACATTTCAGCGATTTTAGAAACTAAATCAATATCTTCTGCACCGAGGTAGACTTGAAGCATTTGGTTGATACGTTTACGTCCATCCCAGTTCTCTGCAGCACGTTCCATGTATTCCATAACTGGATTGTATGACCTTTCTGAGAAGAAGGTTTCCATGCCATCCAGCATAGCTTGGTTTGAGAAAGCAACACCTAATACACTTTCGAAATAAACTTTTACAACCGAATCAAAATTAGAGGGTAACTCTCCTTTCTTAAAAAAGGTGTTTCCAATTCTAATATCTTTGGTCAATTCATGCTCTTGTGAAAATTCATTATGTTTTAAGTAAATACTTAATTGATCATCAGCCTTGAAAGAAAGAAGTACATTATTTGGACTGTTTGATTTAATACCTCCTTTGTCATTCAGTATCATTGTATCTTGTGAATTTATGCTAACTACATTACCAATTGTTCTCACCTCCTATCTTTTTTAATCATACTTTCGACAGTACGCATCACTTCTTTTTCAGGCAAAGGATTTTGACTGTTAGTATTTGCTAGTCTTGCCAGTTGAATGACTACTTCATCATCCACTGCTCGATATAATAGACCACCTACGAACTTTGCAAGTTTATCATTTCGTCCACCCTCATCGCCAAAACCAAGGGCGATTGTTTCAAATAGTTCAGTGGTTTGGGTTCTATCTCGTGTGTAAGACCTTCTAGCTAAATCCCTTAAACCATCTTTACCATCATAGGTATGGCCATGTGTTTCTTTGTATTGCTTCTTAATCGCTCGAATTAAATCTCTGGAAGGCGTTACGATTGTTCCACCTTCCTTTGATTTTTCTAAATCCCACTCATACTGACCTTTATCTGTGGCAGATGGTGCTACAAGAATATAGTTATTTTCGTGAGCCTTGATATCAACACCTGGTAGGAAACCAATCATCTGTGTGATAGGTTCATCATCTCTCTTAAAGTAGAATAGATGTTTCCCACCGCTTGCGGTTTTAGCTTGTAGTGTTGGTTCAATCAGTTTTAAGTATTTCCATTTTTTAAGAGACTCAAAACCGTTTGACTTACCGTGTTTGTCAATATCAATAACAAAGAAATTAGTTGTTTTAAGAGCGATGTTAGCATTTGGATAACCATCCCAAAAGGATTCAATTTCACTTGCAGTCATAGCAGGTTTATCAGCAAATTCAATTAATGGCATTTTGTTTTTAGGATTGATTGGAATGACTGAAAATCCTAAATTTTGATATTTTAGAGCGTACTCTTTCATACTAGCCATTCCAATCACCTCCTATTTTTTTATTTTTTTAGAATGGTAAATCATCTTCACTGATTTCTAAACCTTCAGCAGTTGGAAGTCCTTCAGCTTCATCAAGATCATAGCTACGGTATGTCTTACCTTTGCTTTCCGTTTCAATGATAATCAACTTGAAGTAAGAACCAACTGCTTTACGTTGTAGCGCTTCTTCAAGTGCTTTCCCATCTTCAAAGTCAGCTTTTAAAGGTGCATCGTCTGCAAATGCAAGAGCCTTTTGGAAGAATTTAATAGTACGTTGTACTGACCAAGAAATATCTTTGTTATTCCAAGTGTCTAATGTTCCAAATGATGCATATTCAAGTCGACCATCATAGTCACCACCACGGATTTCAAAACAGTATTGGAGACTTTCCCAGCCTTTTTCTGAAATATTGAATTTAACAGATTTTAGGATTGCTTGGTATTCACCAGCTGGAATTGGTGCAGGGCCATTTGTGCTGTCTTTGCGTGGGTCAAAACCTTCTTTTTTGATTGATTGTGCGATATCTAATAAACTCATGTGTTTTCTCCTTTAATTCTTAAAATAGTTCATTTACTGAAGTAGTTTCTACTTCTTTTTTAGTTTCTGTTTTAGCTGTTGCTTTTTCTTCGACTGCAGGTTTACTCTTAGCTGGACTAAGAGCACCACGGATAGTGGTCAAAATCTTCAAGATTTTCTTATCATCAACCTGGTCAGCGTAGTAGCTTTTACGCTTACGGTCAACCTCACGGTTATAGTTATTACCGATTTTTTCTGTATGGATCATTAAGTCAGAGTTCCCATTGATAAGGTTGACGTACTTATCTTTCAAGCTTGGTTTGTCTTTAGTTGCATTACCGTTATCATCATACTCAGAGATTTGACGACTGATATAAATAACGTTCATTGGTAAGGCTTTAAGGTCAATAACTAATTCGGTGACTGCTTGATTAAAGAAATCATAACCTTTTCCGTATGGAATTTCTGACAAGGATTTCAAACGAGGTTTCCCTGGTGGAGTTAGTTCATCACACACAGCAATTTTAATCATCTCGATAACATCATCGATTACATCGACTACAACTGTCTCATAAGAATGTTTTTGTGTTTGAAGTGCCAATAGGATTTCTCCCAACTGTTTGATAACCGAATTGGTAATTCGTCCAGAGATGTCTTTTTCATTCAATAGTTGAATACTTGGTACGCTGTTAGCTTCTGCATTTCCATCCGTATTTAATACAATAGGGTTTGGAAATTCGTTTGCTAGATAAGACTTACCACTCATGGTTTCACCATAGATGAAATAGTTACGAGGGGTGTCTTTTGGAATTTGTGGTTTGTTTTCTGGTAATTTAAACAAGATTTATGCTCCTTTATAATAAAATTCAATTACATTTACATCATGTTGCTGACGACTTCCTGTTATGCGCCAAAGCAACTGTCGGTAATCATCGTATTCTCCAGAACCTTCTTCAACTGGATCTAGTACGACAATAGTTTGGTATTTGTGTTGTAGGCCATCTACACCTACACCCAAAACTTGACTGGTAGCAACCACTATCTGATTATCCAGACCGTCCTTTATGTCTCCAGTCCAGATACCAATGTTTTGATGTCTGTTTCGGATAACATTCACAATCTGTTTAGACTTGCTGACAATCAACATATCGTGTGGCGCTCGTTCAATTAGTCCATCAAGCTCTAGCAATAATGGTGTGTCTTTGTTGACTGCTCTTAGTTTAGGGAAATCAACATCTACACCAGTTTGGTTTAGGTAGCGCTCAAAGGTGTTCCTCCCAAAAGATTGTTTAGCCATGGCAGTCTTACCATTTACAGTGACTAGGTTTAACTTTCTAAACTTAGCAAGTTTTTCTGGATTGCCAGGTGCGACTCTCTTTTGATAGAATTTAATTTCAAAACCGTTATTCTCAACTGCATTTTCAATTTCTTCGATTTCTTCCCATCTAAAGAAGTTCGGTAGATTTGAGACATAATTTTCATAATCTCTAAAATCTTCCCACTTCTCTTTTGAATAACTGAATGGATCATAGACCATTTTTCCGTGAGCTTTTTGCCAATCAAATTTATTATTAGGTGTTGCCCATCCAAAAATTGTTTTTTCAAGTGGGTAGAAGTTTTGACCTTTTTTTCTGATTGGTGTTGCTGAAATACCTATCGTGTATTTACGCTTTATTTTGCGATACAAGGCGACTTGCTTATCACTCGACATATTCTGCCACTCATCCACAATCAGCACGTCACAGGATAATTTATGCCCCTTTTTGACTTGATTTTGAAGATACCTATCTGTTTGAATGATAATCTCAACATCTTTATCAAAATTCATAAACTTGACTGCATCCATCCAACCATTCAAGATTGCTAACCGATTGTTTGTGATGATGATTTTCTTAGCTTTTTTATGCTTTGCAATAGCAAGCGCACAGATGGTTTTACCTCTGCCCCCAAGAGCTTCTAAAAAAATTCCATTTGATAAGTGGTCACTTCTTTTAACTGCTTCAGCTTGCCACTTTCTAAGAGTTATTGTGATACTTGCTCACCACCTTTCCGATATCTTGAATAACTTCTTCAACATCATTTCTCATCGCCCAGAATAGTCCGAGCCTTGCTGCTGCTCGTATGTCCTGGTGGTGGCTTTTTTCAAACTTCCATAAACCTAAGATTTTTAAAAGGTCATCTGGAATATCTGACTTGTACCCACCGTTATATTGAAGAATGGCATCTGGATAACACAACTGGATATAAGCAATAGTTTCTAATACGCTATTGTCTTTTGACCTATCGTTGTCTCTGGTTCTAAATTCTTCGACAACCACTACATCAAAATCAAGTGTTTCTCCAATACTGTGAAACCACTTAGCAAATCCCTTCATGCCATAAGATACTGCCCAGCTATCGACTAATCTCGCATTATCAAGTAAGACAATCCCTGTTGTTGAAGTTTCAATTTTATTTGACGATGGGTCAATTGCTAGAATTTTCATAACACTACTTAATCCTCAAACTTCTACTTTCTTGTAAGGCAGCACCTTTAATTGATTTCCCAGATTTTAGCAATTCCTTGATGGTTGTCTTATCTGGACTTAGTTTTTGTATGAAGTATTTCTTTGGTAACAATTCCTCATCAATAACTACAGATGGTTGATTTTTACCCATATAAACAGTGAAAAGCAAACCTTTAACTTTTTCATGTCCCGTAACTTCAAAAGCTTCTTGCATACTTCTTTTAAGCCATACGACATCATTATCTAATGATTTATAACGAGCAGTAAGACGATCAATTTCTTCTTTGATTAGCTTTTTGCTAGCTTCTTTATTTTTGATAACTTTAGCAGTATTTTCTACCTTTTCTTCAAACTCATTCGACCAATCTATCGATTCTAAAGTGTCAGCTTTTGTTTCTTCATCTAATCCTTCCATGTCATTGATTTTTTTAAAAGTTCCTGTTAATTCGTAAAGTGTTGGCATTATTTCGTCACCTCTTTCATCAGTTTATTTGCTTCCTTAATTAGCAATCGCATAACGTTGCTATCTGTTTCTTTTTCTGCTGCACGAGTCAGCATTTCCACCCACTCACGTCTAGTATCGTTTTTCCAATCAACCAACTCTGTGAGTGCTTTGGTGTGATTAAAGTAAGGTGAGTAGTCAAATGACTTATCTTCCAAGCGGATACATTTTCCTGCCTTGATGTCTTTGGCTAAGTTTGCCCTCACATTGCTATTTGTTGTACCGACAGCCTCAGCTACTTCATCATATGAGGCATCGGGTTTATTCTTAAAATATTCCCTAATTCGTTCCGCTTGAGTCATTTAGTCATACTCCCTTCCTTTAAATTCATTCACTAAATCCACACTCCCACATTTTGGACATTCGATGATTGGGTAACTATCGACATACTCGAATGTGTTCCCACAATCTCTACATCCACATTTCCAGATATATAGGCTCATACAATCACCCCTTTGGATATGGTAGGGCAAGTAGTTCAGGTCTTAGACCCACTGGTTTTTGTGTGTCAAACGTGAATTGTCTATCGCAATTTCTGATATTCTCTCTTGCAATATTATTAAATTGCTTTCTGCCTTGTTGATAGACTTCAATAATTGCTTGATCTAACATTTCTTGTTCTTTAGCTTGTCTTTGTCGCTTCTGCTCGTTATTCGCCACGATCAACATTGCCACGAATAAACAGACAAAGATTGATGCAACTCCTAAAAGTTGACTTGTTAATGTTGGTTCTGTCATTCTCTATACCTCTAAAAGTTTTTCTAATTTTTCAATACGCAGATACAAGATTTCATTTTCGACACACTTATCGTGATACCATTGATTGACTTCTTTTAAGCTGTCTTTTAAATATAAATTTTCTCGGTTTGTATCCAATGCAACCTCTCGCCAATCCACATTGACTTCGATTGCTGTTTTAAAAAACCATTTTGTAAGTTTGTCTAGTAGTTTCATATTAAACTCCCAATTGTTTTTCTTTTTTTAGATTTTCTAGCATTTCTGCCAGAGTTTCTTTTTTAGATCGGTAACGATTTCTGCTTTTCCACTTCACGAAAAGGCGAAAACCTTCGTAATTGATGAATACAATTTTGTGTGTTGGATTATCAATAAACTGTTTAAAATCAGGATGCTCTCTCATCTCAGTAGCCCAGACTTTAGCAGTTCCAACTGTCAGGCCTTCCCACATTTGGCAAAGATGTGTATAATCTCCATGGGTGGCTTTTTCGTTAATTCCAACTGGCTTGTAAGTAATTTCTGCTTTAGGCATGGATTTTCCTTTCTTTTTGTGATATAATTCAGTTAGTTATTTTAGTAAGTGCCTGACTTTGTTAGGTGCTTTTTTGTTTAATCAAATACAGTTACTGTATAGACTATCTTGCTCGTACCATTGCTAGAATGTACGGTTGATTTTTCTACTATTATGTCTGCCGTATCAGTGGCCATTTTTAAGAACAAATACAACAAACATTCTCGTAAAATTTTTAATCTTAAAGGAACAGTTAGAAATCGTTCAATCTCAAGTTCAATCTGACTAAGATCGTTTGATGATTCTATATTGTTCATAGTATTCCTTCCTAAATTTGGTATAATAAAGATAATAAAATGATTGGAGAAATCTTATGTCTAAAAAAACCTGTTTTATCGTTTGTCCTATCGGAGAAGACAACTCTGAGACTCGGAAACACTCTGATACGGTACTAAATTACATTATCACGCCCGCTCTTTCGGAAGACGAGTTTGACATTATTCGTGTTGACTCATTACCTACAGTGGATAGAATTGACCAAACGATTATAGAATATTTACAGACTGCCGACCTAGTAATAGCTGATATGACTGGTCATAATGCAAATGTTTTCTATGAATTTGGGTACCGTCAATCCCTTGGAAAACTTGTCATTCCTATCATAGAAGAAGGACACTCTATCCCATTCGATGTCACCACTTTAAGAGCTATAAAATATGCTACAAATGATTTAGACAAAGCTAACACTGCGATAAAACGACTAAAGGAAACGATTGAAATTTTTGATTTTGAGAGCCAGTCTGAAACCTCAACCCTCTCTTCATCAAATATAGATACATCCATTTTG